CGGAGCTCCTCGACCGCCTCAGGCGAGAGATAACCCTTGTAAAGGTCCTTAATCTCCCGCTCCTTCTGTTCGAGCCGCTTTTTAATTGCCGCGTCAAAATCTTCCTGTGTTTCGATTGCTGTAAATGCCATTTTGTTTTTGCCTCCTCTTTTACCGTGAGTTAACGTTATTTAGGCGTTATTTCTATTGATCGGGCGGATGCCCGTTAATAGCTGACTGATTGCCTCTTGCGCGGCTTAGTAGTCGCGCAGAGCCAAAACGCAAGGCCCGCGGACTCCATGATCGTGATGTCCTGGTCATCTGTGAGGGTTTTAAAGCCGTAGCCGCCCCGGGATCCGATCGGACGGTGCTCGCAGTTGGTGACCACTGCGGCGAGCTCCGGCTGGCCGGAGTGCTCGATCGTCCCCTGGGAGATGGCCGTCTCGAACAGGCTCGAGCTCTCGATGACCTCGGAGACTGCCGGCAGGACCGGGTTTTTTACGCCCTTCTCCCGCAGCTCCTCGACCAGTGTCTTCTGGCCGCTTGCCCCGTCGATGACCACGCCCTTCCGGTGGGGATTGAGAATGTAGTCGATGATCCACGAGTTTCCGAAGCGGGTCGGCGCCTGGTCGATTGCCTCCACGAAGATCTTCCCGTCCGTGGTGCGTGCCGCGACGCTGATCGCGACCTTGACGCCGTCCTGGCTGTACTTGATGCCGAAAAAGCGATCGGGCTGCAGCTCCGGAGCGTCGACCTGCAGCGCCTCCCACTCTGCGGGAGTGATGCAAGCATTCCGCTTGTACGAGAGCCAGAGGCCGAGGCGCTGGATCGCGAAATCGATCTCACCGTTGGCCAGCTCCGCGCGGATGTTGCGCTCCGTCAGGATGTAGCCGAGGCTCGGGTTGTATCGATACCAGAGCCGCGTGTCTGCGACGTCTCCGGGCATCTCGGGGATGGACCACTCAGCCCAGCCGATCTCGTCCGCGGTGCCGTCGATGACGGACTGCCGGAGCCTCTGGAAGACGTCGCCGCCGGAGGTTGCCGTCGGAGGCGTCCCGGTGATGATCGTCTGCGGGTTTTTCGAGGCCGTGACCGTGTAGCTCAGGGCGCTCGCCTGCTTGGAGGTGTACTCCTGCGCCTCATCAATCACGAGCAAGTCAAAACCTTCGCCCAGGCCGCCGTTGTTGGTGCGTGTCCGGAAGTCGATGATCCCGCCGCCGCTGATCTCGATATGCTCGAGGCCGTACTGCTTGGACGCAAAAAAGGAACGCTCCGGCATCTCTTTCTGTTTCCGGCTGTGCTCCTCGTATCCTGCCTTTTTCAGCAGGGTGTAAAGACGGTTAAAAGCATCGTGCGACGTTGTCGTGCGGTGCGCGGTGTGGCAGATCTTCTCGTTGTTTTTGATGATCCCCCAGAACTCCCGCGCCGCCAGGATCTCACCCTTGCCGTTACGACGGGAGACGCAGAGCCCATATTCGATGTAGTGCCAGATGCCGGAGGCATCCGATCGCATGATCGCCTTGGCCTGCTTCCCCTGCCACGGCAGGAGCTCCTGACCCGTCGATCTGTAAAGGTCGATTGCATCCTGTCCTTGCGTACGATATTTAGTTGTTGGGACGTTGGTAAAAGAGGGCGACTGCTTGCCAGTCTTTGCCATCTCTTACCTCCGTTTGAGCGCCTCCCGGCGCTGTCTGGCAGCTTCTCGTTCTGCCTCTGCCCTCGCGAGGTTCTCCTCGCGGATCTCTCTCGGTGTCGTGTCGGGTCCTCTTGCGCTTTTCATTCTCTCGATCTGCTCCTCCGATAATTTCCAAGATCGTTTACTCCAGACCGACTGCGCCCGCCGCCCGCTCGTGTAGGTCACGGAGCAGCGGCAAAACTCATGTCGGGCATAGACATCATCAGGCTCGGATCCATAGCGCCAGGATCCCGCAAGATCTGCACACCAGCGGCAGGCACCGGCCTCCGCCGTTCTCTGGATCCTCGCCTCCATCCCGGAGCGCTCGCGGAAGTCCGCATTGCGCTTGACGTAGTCGTCAAAGAAGGCCTCCGCATTGTTGACGATCGGCTCGCCGAGCCACTTGACCGCCTCATCGAAGTCATAGGTCTCGGTCATCTTGTTGACCAGGTCATCGATCCGGTCCTGCGGGAAGTCCGCCCGGACAGATCCGAGCTTTATCTTCGCGGCCCTGTCGACGATCTGCTGGATCATCTCCGCCTGATCGTTGACCAGTCCATAACAGTCCTCCAGGAGCGGCGTCACTGTCCGCTCGGCGATATTACGCCAGAGGGTGCCATAGGGCAGGTTTTCCACGGTCAGGACGGACCGGAGCGCGTCGCTCGCGGCCTCTCCGACGATCGCCGAGTAGGCATGAGCCTCTTCCAGCGTCGCGGTGCCCTCGCGGATCATGCGGCTGATCGCCGGCAGCTTCCGGTTGCGCATGAGGCGCTTTTGGAAGTTGGCGCGGATCTTTTCATTCAGTTCGGGGACGATATCGGTCGCCATTTATATACCCGTCAGCTCGAAGATCTTCTCGTCGGTCAGGTAGTCCGGCTTGACCGTGCCGAGCTTGCCGAGGGCGTCACCGATCGCTCCAAGCATGGAGACGTCTGCCGGGAACGGCGGCGTCCACTGTGTCCTGGTCATGTAGAGCTGCGTCCTCTGCCACTTGTAATTGTCCCGCACGCAGGCCGCGAGGTAGCCGGCGTTTATGATGCCGGCGGAGAAATCCTTCTGCGCGGCGCGAGCTGTCAGACGGATCCCCTCATGCGTCGCCTTGATCGCCTCCGCAGTAGAAGGATTATTGCCGGCGAAGCCGAGATCGTCCAGCGTCAGGCCGGTCTCGCCCGCGAACAGCGACGCGAACATCCGCAGCTGGTCGAGGTGCGGCACCATGCTCTGCTGCGTAAACTGCCCGAGCTTGACGTGATCCTGCCCGTCGTCGTTGAGCGAGAACTTCATCATCGCGCTCATCGCCGCAGCCCAGCGGTCAAATTTGGCATCACTCGTCTCATCGACGCCGGTGACGTACTTCTGCGGGAAGCTGTAAAACTCCGCGGAGATCTCTGACCGTTTGATCGTCCGGAGTGCGGAGCCCATGATGCTCATGCACGCCCTGGAGATCCGACTGTGCCCGAAGGGACGGACCGCGTCAGGCCGGTAGATCAGCGGGACGAGGAGCGGATAGGTTGCCTTATTAGGACGCTGATCCACCAGACGCCCGCCTTCG